CCCCCGAACTTTCCCCCGAACCAATCCCCGAACCAATCCCCGAACCGCCACCTGCACCGCGGCGCAAGCGGAAGTAATCCCAAGCCCTCGCGCAAGGAAAAATTGCAATGCCCGATTATGTGAAGACTGCCGAACTCCGCACCGTGACCGCCGCCGCGAATCTACTCAGCGGTGACCTGGTCCTCACTCCTGATCGACTCGTCGGGTACGTCGAGGCCCAGCGCGGGATCCTCAACGGCGAGACCGGAACCGTCCGCGTCTCCGGGGTCGTTCGCTGCCTCAAGTCCAGCGCGTCCGAGGTGATCGCCGCCGGTGATCGAATCTCCTACAACACGACCACCAAGGTAGTAACCGTCCTGGATACCGGCAACCCGGCCTCGGGCTCGATCATCATCGGCCTCGCGGTCGCTGGCTCGGGCAACGGTGTTACGACCGTCGATGTCGAACTCAATGGCCAGGGCGAAACCAGCTCAGTCAACAGCGAAGTGCGACACTTCCGCCGACGTTGCACCATCGCCGAAGTCAACGCGGGCTTCACCTTGCTCCCTGCCAAGGCTGGGATCCAATACCGGATGGTGGATGCGATCATGATTTCGATCGGTGGAGCGGCTGCGACCGCGACTACGGTCGACATCCTGGGAACTCAGGCTGCGACGTCGGTCAAGCTCGTTGCGGCTGCCGTCGCTGGTCTGACCCAATCTACCGTCGGTCGTGCCGGCGCGACAAACTTCTCAGTTCTCGCAGACGGTGCGTCGTTCGTTGACAACGACGTGAACACCGCGATTCAAATCAGCAAAACCGGGTCCAACGTCGCGACGGCTACGCACATCGATGTTCTGCTCAGCTACGTCGAGCAAGTTGCCTAGTAATCCGAAAGGCTCTCTCCATGCGAACCGCTTCATTTGTCTTCCTCGTCCTGACATGCGTCACCCTGTGCGGATGCCAGTCCACTAAGTGCGATTGCTGCGCCACGTGCGTGGATCAATGCGCGTCCCTCTCCACAATCTGCGGCGACGCTTGCACGCATGCACCGGTTTGCTGCCAGTGTGTGGATTGCAAGTGCCTGTGCAATACCCCCGTGGAACCACCCAAGGGCTGATCTATGGGAATGCTCGAGAACGCGACCGCTGCCCTAGCGTTGATCCTCGATGCAAACGCCTCGGTCCCGATCACTTACTCGCGAGGCATGACCACCATTGCGGGCCTGACCGCGATTCGCGGATCGACCCCGTACGAGTCGAACGATTCCGACGGGATCATCCATCGTACCATCGCTCGCGATTACCTGATGCGATCCGCCACGTTTCCGTTTAGCGACATGCCTCGCGATGGGGACATCATCAAAGATGGCGAGGAATTCTACCTCGTCCATTCGATGACGGGCGAGCGACCGTGGCGGTACAGCGATCCCGGCCAATCGCTTCTTCGGATCCATACCAAGAAACAACCGTAGCTCATTATGCCTGTCGCTGTCGACCGATTGATCTGCGACGACATCAAGACGCTGATCGTGTCGGGCTCGATCTCGAAACCGGACAACCTCGGAGGAATCACGGCCTCCGATGTCACGATCGACTACTTGCCCAGGTTCGAGCCCGCCGACCTCGACGAGCTAAAAATCGTCATCGCACCGCGGACCCGATCCACGACCATTGCATCCCGTGCCTCGCGTCAGCGAGATTTGCAGATCCAGGTCGCGATCATGCAATCGGCGACCGCTGACTCTGCTCGGTTCACGGCACTCATCGACATGACCAACGACATCGAGCAGCGGCTGGCCCTGGCCTCCGCCATCAGTGGCGTTACCTACCGCGCGACCTACGTCGACTCGTCGACGCAGCTCTACGACATCGCCGCCCTCGAGCAGCATTCCGTTTTCCGGTCCGTGATCACACTCACCTACCGAATGAGCACCTAACCCCAAGGCGTAACCCATGCCCGCCAACATTGGCCCAATCGCTGGCAACGAGTGCAAACTCTATTACCAGACCACGCTCGCCAGTACGTTCACGATTGCCGGTTCGGTGCTGATCACCGAGGCGCAGGACGTCAATCTGTCGGTGACTTCCGGCACGACCGACGCGGCCAGCCGAATCAGTCTCTACAAATCCAAATTACCGACGCTGACCGAGTTGTCGTTGACCTTTGGGTATCTGTGGAATGGCGACGTCGGAGACACGCAGATCACCGCGCTGCGGACTGCGTTCCTAGGGCGAACCGTGTGGCATTGGGCCGTCTTGGACAACTTCAATAACACCGTAGCGGGACCACCCGCCGTTCCCGGTGTCAAGGGTTCGCAGGGTCTCACGTTCCCCGGCATCATCACCGAGTTTGTGTGGGACCAGCCGCTCGAGGGTGCGGTCAAGGTGGACATTAAGGTCGACCTGGCTCGCGTCAAGGTTTCCTCGAACGTCGTCGACCCAGCGTGGTTGACCGTCGCCGCCAACTAGCAGCCCCGCCATGTTCGCCACACTTCAACCCGGCGGCTCGCGCCGCTCGGATTTTAAGAAACCATGCGAATTGGCGACATTGTCGAAATCGAGTTTAGAGACCACGCACACGGCCACGAGACGATCGTGTTTTTCGTCTGGGGCCGATTGGTCAAGCGATCCAAAACGGATTGGGTGATCGCCGTCTGGGATTACATCAAGCCACCCAAGCGGCGATCTCTTGCCAACGACCCAAACGTCGAGACGTTCACCATCGCGCGCGACGCCGTCATCTCCTACCGAGTCCTCGCCTGACCCATGGCAAAATTTCTTCAAGCTCTGACGGCCACCATCCCAAGCGCGGGCACCACGTCCAATTTCGTGACGATGCCGACGACCCAGTACGCGCTGGGCGTTATCACGCCGGCCGCTCTGACCGGCACGTCGTTTACTTTCGAAGGCTCGATCGACGCCGTCACATTTCGACCCTTGTACAACGAGGGGACTCTCTACAGCGTGACCGTTGCCGCCTCTCGCTACATCGCGCTAAATCCCTCGGTCCTGCAATCGGTCAAGCATCTGAAAATCGTCAGCGGATCCAGCGAGGGCGCGCTGCGAGTTATCCAAATCGTGATCGGCGAATAAATGAACGAAGCGAAATTCAAAGACACCGAAGGCCGCGACTGGTCGCTGCGACTGGACGTCGCCACGCTGCGACGAGTCCGCGACCTGACCAGCGTCGACCTCGGCAAACTGTTTTCCGACCCGCAGCAACTGGCCAATTTGCACAACGACATCATCCTTTTTGTCGATGTGCTGTTCGCGATCGTCAAACCCACCGCCGACGCTCGCGGTGTGTCCGACATTCAATTCGGTCAATCGCTGGCCGGTGATGTGCTTGAATCTGCGGTCCTCGCCTTTGAAACGTCGGTGGTCGATTTCCTCCCGGAGCGCGACCGCCGCGCGGTGCTGCGTCAACTGATCGACGGCAAACGGGCGGCGCAGAAACAAGCGGTGATGCGAATTCAAAATGCGATCCGGGACGGACTGATCGAGCAGGGGATTGCAGAGCAGATGGCGACCCTCGACCAGATGCTCAGCCCACGCTCTGGGAAGTCCTCTACCGACTCGCCGCAATCATCGGACTCGAGCCTGGACCGTACTCCCTCCGCGAGCTGATGTGGATGGCCGACGCGATCCGCTGCGAGCAGTGGGACCATACCGCGTCGATCCTGTGCCAGCAGGCCAACACCTACCGCGATCCGAAAAGCAGACCGCTTCCGTTTTTCCGATTCCACCCGTTCCGCAAAGACCCGCAAAAGTCGCGCGGCATCACCGTCTCCGAGCTGCACGCACTGCGCGCAATGTTCCCGCAATCTCAACCGTAAGCAAATCATGGCCATCCAACTCTCTGTCGCGGTCCGCAACGCACGGCTCGATCAAATCGAGTCGACGATCGGCACCGCACCGACGCTCGAGATCCGAACCGGATCCCCCCCCGCGAACTGCGCCGCTGCGGACATCGGAACCGTGCTGGCCACGATGACCCTGCCATCGGACTGGATGGCCAACGCGGCATCGGGAGCCAAGGCACTTAGCGGCACCTGGCAGGATCTGTCCGCCGACGCCACGGGCAACGCTGGCCACTACCGGATCAAGGCCGGAGCGACCTGCCATTTGCAAGGCACCTGCACCGCGACCGGTGGCGGTGGTGATATGGAAATCTCGCCCAGTGTGTCGGTGACCGCTGGCCAATCGTTCACCGTCTCGACCATGACCCTTACTGACGGGAACGCGTAACCATGGCAGTCGCAAAATGGGCCACACCTTCGGCGCGCGGATCCAATATCGCGTCGACTAACCTGAACAGCCTGGCCAACGGATCCGAGTCGACCGCAGTCACGTTCGACAATTCGACGGCTCGCGATCTGTACGGGATTATCACGATCAAGCTCGGGTCGATCACTCCCGCGACGGCCGGCGCCATCGCGGTCCGAATCACCCTCAACGACGGCACCGACACCTCCGACCGTGCAGCGGGCGACGTCTACATCGCCGAGCTAAACAGCGGTGCATCGGCCAAAGTTGTCATGATTCCGATGGTCCGGCTCTATCCGTTCTCGCTGCGAATCAGCGTCCGCAACAACAGCGGCGTCTCATTCAACGCATCGGGGAACGAGTTGTACGTCCGGCCCTACAATGAGGACGTGACCTAAGATGCGATCCGGCAGCGCGTTCGACGATGCGGTTTTGCAATCGCGGCGGCTGACGATCCAGCATCTTCGCCCGATCGCCTGGGCGCACGCACGCGATGGCGTTACTCGCACCTCCGGCACTGGGCGCATCTCCGAAATCGATACCGGGCTGGCGCTTGAGTTCACCGAAGCCACCGACTCCATTCGCCCCGTTCGCGGGTTTACTGCGGGGCGCGTTGGGATCACGCCGCAAAGCGCAACGAATTCCTTGCTGACTCCATCCACTGCGGGAGCGGTCGGTGATTTTACGATCGCGGTGCTGTGGTTCTGCTCGACCAGTTTCGGGAATCTGCCTGAGTTTGTTGTCCGGGATTCTGGATCGAACGACTACATCAAATTGAGCAGCGCAAACGGGCCCGTGGTGCGGGCGACCGTGGGAACTAATAGCGCCGACATTTCGATCGTGACGGGCCAGCCTTTTGTTGCCGTGCTCACGTACCTCGACGGATCGCAAACGGGAACGCTGCGCTGCAACGGCAGCACCACAATCGCGACCGACAACGGTTTAAGCTCGGACAACGTATCGATGCAGGTCACGGTCGCCACCGACCAGATTTGCTACGAAGCCGTCGCTTTCGATCGCGAACTTGGAAACCGCGAGTGCCAGTTGCTCGAAGGCGTCATGGCATGGAACAACGGACTACCGAATGCCTTGCCCGGCAATCATCCGTTTGCGCTGCGGCCTCCGCTGATCGGAGACTAACATGCCAACACGCAACCGCGTCCCCGCCATCGCGGTCATTTCGGCAGCGGCTCCGGTCGGAACCGTCGTCCAAACGCTCGCCGATGTGACGAGTGTCTCCGGGGCGGTGATCCCGAACTCCTCGTCGGGTTCGATCACTCGCACGCTTGCCGACGTCACCTCGTCGACCGCTGCGGTGGTCGCCAATGGCCCAACCGGTTCGATTGTCCGCACACTCGACGGCGTGACCGTCAGCTCCACCGGCGCCGTCGTCGCGACCGTTGGAGCATCGGGCACCGAACCGCCTACGTTGCGAATCAGCATCCCCGCATCGGGGACAACCTCGGACGCCGCCACGATCCCGATGGCGCTCAACTTGGCCGGGATCGACGTCCCGACCATGACCGGCACATCGATGACGTTCCTGGGCTCGATCGACGGCACTAACTATTTCGCGCTCTACGAGGGGGCCACGCTCTACAGCGTGGCCTCGCCGTCGGGCCGCTACATCGCCCTCGACCCTGCGGTCGTCAGCACCGCAAAATTTCTCCGCGTTGTCTCCAGCTCGACCGAGCCGTCCGCGCGCCCGCTCACTCTGGTCCTTCGCAAATAGGATTCCCATCCGATGCCATTTCTGAACGATCTCGTTTTTGACAACGGGCTAACAATCCTCGACACCGAGGCCAACCGCGTCGACATCTGCAGCCTCGAGCCGACGACCTACACGCAGGCCACATCGACCAACACGCTTGGGAACGCTTCCGGCGTCAACTTTCCCGGTATTGGTTCTCCTGCTGCTGGGTCTCCTAACGGACGCCAAGTCACTGTCAACGCTGTCACTAACGGTACGGTTACGGCGACCGGAACCGCAACGCATTACGCCATAACCGACACCGGCAACAGCCGACTGCTGGCGACCGGTGCACTGTCCGCATCGCAAGTGGTGACCAATGGTAACACGTTCACAATGGGTTCGTTCACGATCCGCATTCCGCAAGCGAGCTAACAGATGGCTGACAACGTAGGAATCACACCAGGCAGCGGCGCGAAAGCAGCGAGCCGCGAGGTTACATACAGCGGCGAGACGGCCCAGGTCCAGGTCGTCGGGCTGGCGACGTTCGGTGGTGCCGACGATGCCAAGACCGTGGCTGACGTATCGGCGAATAACCCGATCCCCGTGGCTGCCTATGGCGAGCTGATCGAAGCCATCGAGGCGATGCGGTTTGCAATCGCGACTCTGACTCGAACGATCGGCATGGCACTGCCTAACGCGTCCGGGTTCCCGATCATGGAAGCTCGGCAAGCAACAGCCGCAAACCTCGCGACAACTGCGACCATCGCGTCCGGTACGGTGACAACGGTTAGCACACTTACCAATCAATCACAGCTCGGCGGGTTCGCAGCCAACGAGCAAATCCCGGCGTTGATGCGCATGCAATCCGACAACCTCCGGCGCAACATTTCCGTTACTTAGGAAATCCACATGACAACGACAAACGGCAACCGAAAAATCTTGGATATGAAGCGGTGGGAGTTCTGCGCTCCCTCGCCAACAACCACGGCGGCGGGGATGCTGATTTCTTCCTCGCGGCACTTTCGTCAGCAGCAATTGTTTTTGACGGGGCAAAACTCGGCGCTCATTTATTTGCCGGAGGAGGATGGTTGGGTTACGTTGCCAACCGTTGGTCTAGCTGCGGGGCTTGGTGCGGGAGCATCGGCAACAGCGTCAGCGTTCTCGGTGGGGTCAAGTACTGCGACTTTTTCACTGACGGCAACGGCAGGAACAACCAGCACGATCACCACAAACCAGACACTTGCGCGCGATCTGCGTGGCTACAAAATCCACATCATGGCCGGACCGAATGCCGGTGCGGTGCTGGATATTGTCAGCAACACGATCGGGTCGAACGCTGTTATCACCGTGGCTACGCAAGCCAATGCGTTTTCCGGTTCGACTGTCTACCGATTGCTGACTCCGACTTGGTATATTGCCGGCAACGGTTCTACTGCGTCGGCATCATTTCGCAAATACGATTGGGCGACCAACACCTTTACGACGCTGGCGAACATGCCCGCGTCGTTTGGCACCGATGCGAAACTCGTTGCCACCCCTTCGATCGTCGATGGTGCGTTCAAGACGTTTGCGACCGGAACAGCGACGTCGGCAAGCTCGACAACGCTGGTGCAAACCGGCAAGACTTGGCAAGCATCAAGCTGGCCTAACTCACAGGTACGCATCACGGGCGGAACGGGCGCGGGCCAGATCCGCGCGATCACGGCTAACACCGCCGACACGCTGACCGTCGCAACATGGACGACCACCCCAGACGCGACCTCGACCTACGCTATCGAAGGAAACGACAACTTTCTGTATTTGCTGGGAAACAATGCGGTCACAATGTACCGCTACGACATCGCGGCAAACACTTGGAGCACATTGAGCCCCATCGCAGCCCGAGCTGCTGCGCCCGGTGCTGGCATGTCTGCACACTGGGTCCACTCGGCGTCCGCGAGCGATTGGACGAACGAGAGTTTGATTCAGAACGGGCGGTACATTTACTCGTTTCAAGGTGCGGCTAGCGGTGCGTTGCATCGATACGACATTCCAGGAAATACATGGACAACGATTACCTACTCGCCATCGAGTGAGACGTTTACGACTGGCACAAAATACGTTCTGCACAACGATCGGCTGTACATCCAAAAGGAAGTCACCGGACGTTGGTTCGCCTACGATTTTGTGCGCAGCGAATTGTTCCCGTGGGGGACGATGCTGTATCCGCAAGGTGCCGCACTCGTCGGTGATACTGCATTCGACGTGGTGTACAAAGACGGAGCTACAGACATTTTTTACGTGTACATTCTTCTCAATACATCGACCGTGTTGCTGCGGCAAATGGTGATCTAATGACTGTTGAATACCTGATCCAGTTGCTGACTCGCAAGGTGGCAACGCTGTCGCAATTGCGCACCAGTGCCGACGCGTTGGGTGACATCGAGCGTGTTGAAGAACTCGACGTACAAATCGCTGAGACACAGACGACGCTCGCCGCACTGCGGAGCCTGTGATGAATTTGTTTTCGTTCCTGTTTGGCGGTTTGCTTGGCGGCGGCAGCGGCAACGACGCGGTCACGCCAAGCAACCTTGCCGCAGGAACGCCGGTTCTCGAGACGACCAGCCTCACGCAAACCCATGCGTTCGCACCAAGCAGCTTGGCCGCTGGCACTCCTGCGATCGGTACGGCCACGCTGACGCAAACGCATCCGTTCGAACCGGTCGCAATTGTCAGCGGTGCGCCGGCGATCGGTGCGACCACCCTAACCCAAAATCACGGCTTGTCTCCGGTCGGACTCGCGACCGGCTCGCCGCAGCTCGGATCGCCGGATCTGTTTGTGATCGGTACCGTGTCCGTCGGTGCGTTTTCTCGATCGCCTGCCATCGTTGGCTCTGGAGTTTATTGATGTATCGGAAAAACACCGCGAGCCAATCGATCTACTTCGCGCTCATCAACGCATCGACCGGCGCAGCCCTCACCGGTGCGACCGTGACCGCACGCCGCGCCCTCGATGCCACCGCACAAGCGACCGCGACCGGGACCGTCTTCGAACTGGGAAACGGTCAATACCGATTCAATCTCTCGCAAGCTGACACGAACGCAAACTATGGCTCGTATTTGTTCACCGCCGCGAGTGCCGTCCCCGTCGAAAAAACGGTCGTGTTTACCGCAGCGAACCCGACGGACGGCGAGACGTTTGGGATCAGTAAACTGGATCTGCTCGTGGTTGGGTCCGTCAGTTACTCCGGGCCAGTCGATCCGACGGGTGTCATTCGCTCGCCGATCATTCGGGGCGACGATTACCTCGCTGCCAACGCTCGCGCGTTGACTTGGACATTCTCCGCCATCACTGGCATGAGTGCGGGGACCAGCACCGCACAACTCGGGTTCAAGTCGGGGACATCGACCTTGGTCGCGACCGGCACCGTGACCGACAACGGCGACGGAACATGGACCGCGTCGTTCGATTTGACGAAGGGACAAACCGCAGGCTTGACCGCACCTCAATACGATTGGTCGGTCGAGATCGTCGGAGCTGGCGGCGCGGAGATCACCCAAGTCCGGTCAGGCCGCAGCGTGATCGTCGCGGACAAGTTTACGTGAGCCATGTTCACCACAATTCAACCCGGCGGCTCGCGCCGCTCGGCTACTAAAAATGCGGATCACGTTTGCCATCAAGGAATCCTTTTTCGATCGACCCAAGATCGTCGCGGCCCTGGGTCGTGCTCGATCCCGTGCACTATCAAAAGCTGGTTCTTTTGTTCGACGTCGCGCTCGCTCGAGCATGCGCCGAAGAAAACAATCGTCAGCCCCTGGTCAACCGCCGACCGCACGCGCAGCGAATGGGCCCAGCCTGAAAACGATTCTGTTCGCATTTGATGGCGGCAAAGATTCCGTGATCGTCGGCCCGGTGCAACTGAACCAAGCCACCAACGCCATCAAGGCCCGAACAACCGTTCCGGCGTTGCATGAGTTTGGAGAAACCGCATCGCTAACTGAATCACGCGTGATGCCCCGCATCGGGCAACCCGGACCGTGGCGACTGGC